AAAAATAAATAAAAATAATAAATAAAAAATAAAAAATAAAAATAAAAAAAAATATAAAAAAAATTTATGGGTTGCCGTTAAGTGTTGTAAAACTTAGATCCTCATAAGAGGACAAAAGTAATCCCACGATTTTTTTATATCAATAATAAATTTATATAAAAATTAAATAATGAAATAAATTAAAGATGGCGCTAGTTGAAAAACAATTAATTATAAATAAATTTGCTCTTCCAAAAGAAATTATAAATATTATAAAAGAATATGCTTTTCATGAAATAAAAAAAATATCTAAAAATGATAAAAGATATGATTTGCTGTCAACAATTCCATATAGAGAATATATACCTGAAGCTGGAATAGGTTACGTCTATTTAAAAATAACAGACGAAAAGGATTACTGCTTTATTTATAGCAACGTTTTAATAGAATTGTATACATTACAATATGATAACATTAATGCTACATATGTAATAGATAGTTCTATAATTTTTGAGGAATGAATATTTTTTGCAAAAAAATTATAAATTTTTAGCAATTTGTATTTTTATGTCTATTTAAAAAAAAATGAATTGCATTTCCATGTATTATTTTAAACTAGCTTTACCATTAACTATTCTACCGTATTAAATACTTTCAAAAATGAGTGTGAACTTTATTAGTTTTGACATTCCAAATAATTTTCCAACTATATTTACATCTAATAAAATACTTGAATTAATTAATGAATGTTTGTCTGAATACATTAAACCTGGAAGTATTACGATAAGTGAAGAAAAATATGACCCGTTGCATGACAATTTTGACCAGGATAATGTTGCTGCGAAAATATGGAATATTGAATTTTATAAACCTGTCAATATACAGTATAATATAATTGTTTCGAGATATATTATTCGTGTTACATATTTAGTAGGAAAAAATAATGAGCCAAATTTAGTAATTTTTAAAGACATCAGTAATGTGAGTGGACACATTTGTGAAGACAGAATGTTCACTCTTAAAAATTTTATAACAAAAAAAGATAAAGCACATAGGTTTAGATATTTAGAACGAGAACCCTTTCTACTTTTAATCGGGGGTTCAGTAACCAATTATGATAATTTTAGTGCAGAAGACTTAGAGAGGATAAATGCTGAAAAAATGACATCAAAAAAACGCCGAGTTCTGGAAAATCCTTGGCTACAGAGAGAAATATCTGAATATATTGATTACATTCAACATGAAATAGATATATCACAGGTGATGGGTTGTTTTAGACGAAGGTATAAGTAAAAATAAATCTGCAAAGGGTTTCCGTTAAGTGTTGTAAAACTTAGACCTTCATAAGAGGGCAAAGTCATCCCAAACTTTTTTATTTTTTTGCTTTTTTTATACTTTGTTGCATTTACTCCGCACAAATGGTCAAAATTTCTTGCAGTAGAACAAAAACGATAATCATCAGCGCGAACTACACCATCTACTAAAAAATTAGAATTATCATTTGGAAATTGTAAACATCTACCATTTTGTTTGTTTCCTTTTTCGTCTTTAATATAATATCTACAATTTATACAAAATTTCGGTTTCAAATTAGTCTTAAGCGAAACTGCCGACAAAAAAATACATAATATTATAAACTGATACATATATTTATAATATTTTTAATTGTTTAATTTGTTTTTATAAAATTAATATATTTTTTTTAAATTTTTTATGCTTGTAAATAGACAAAATTTAATAATTATTTTCTATTACATGTAGATGTAGTTCTCATATCTCTTGTTCCATCTTTTTTAGTAAATTGAGGAGCAGAATATCTATTATCTTTTGTCCCATCTAACTTAACAGGGAACTTCATATCAGTAGTTTTCTTTGTGCTAGCACCTGTTGTTTGTGATTTTGGCATCGTTACAATGTATTTGATTTGTGTTTATGAGGTTAAAACATTTTTATTTCAATTTTTTTTAATGAAAATACAAAGTATAGTTAAAACATAGACATTTAGAATATAAAGAGGTGTAAAAACAAATTTTATAATTTAAATAAAAAATTGAAACAAACAAAATAAAAAATCATTAATTTATACTAAATGAAATATTACCCATTAAATTTAAATAAAGGCATTTTATTAAACAATATGAATTTTAAACACAACATAGTTTCAAATGATGTAATGAGCTTATCTAGTGTTGAAGATATATTAAACTTTCAACCACATATTCAGACGCAACATGTTAATGCACAACTATTTCATATCGCTGATAACCAAACAGTAATTTCAGATATAACCGATAATACTGATAATAGTGCTACATTATCTAATGATTTTGAAGAAGAAATAAATGAAATAAAAACAAAGTTAAATAGTGAACTTAATGTATTAAATGTAGACAATTTAAGAGATAAATGTAAAGAAATTGGTATTTCAGGAATATTTAAAATGAAAAAACCAGAACTGATTCAAACGCTTGAAAATGAGTTCTTTAAATTAGTTGTGGTTTTAAAAGATAAAAAGGCGAATGACTTAAAAAACATTTGTAAGAGATTGGAATAAAAGGAATAACTGGAGCAAAAAAAGACTACCTTGTTTGTCAAATATTATGGTATAATTTATCTGTTTTAAAATTTAGATTAAATGATGAAATAAAAAAAGAAGAAAACATTATTAATGTAGAACAAATTAAAATAATAGAACAACTAGAAAAACAGACACAACAAATACAGTTGTTAGAGATGAAATTAAAAGAAGAAGAAGAGAAGAAAAAAATGGAGGAGCAAAAGAAAAAAGAAGAAGACGAAAAAAAACTTAAAGATGATGAGGAAAAAAAGAAGAAAAAAGATGAAAAAGATAAAAAGAAAAAAGAAGAAGAAGAACAAAAGAAAAAAATAGACGAACAAAATAAATTAAAAGAAGAAGAAAAGAAAAAGAAAAAAGATGAAAAAGATAAGAAAAAAAAGGAAGAAGAAGAACAGAAGAAAAAAGAAGAGGAAGAGCAAAAGAAAAAAGAGGAAGAAGAACACAAGAAAAAGTTAGAAGAAGAACACAAGAAAAAGTTAGAAGAAGATAAGAAAAAAGAGGCAAAAAGTAAAAAGCAAAACATACCCAAAAATGTTAGAATTATTGTTTGGAACCACTATATAGGCGAAGATATAATAAAACACAAATGCTTATGTTGTAAAAAAGTTACTATTTCAAATACGAATTTTGAAGTAGGGCATGTTCTAAGTGAAAAAAATGGTGGTTCTCATGAAATAAATAATTTAAGACCTATTTGTTTCTCTTGTAACCATTCTATGGGCGCAGAAAATATGATTGATTTTGTTGTTAAATATGGGTTATTTATTGGATAAATTGTTGTAAAAAATATTTTATAAAATGTAAATAGAGAGAATAGACTTAAATTATTTTATATGTTTTTATAAAATTTATGTGTTTTTGTCATCAATCTAAATCGGCGTTTGAAATGTAAAAAGGTCTAATAATGCAACTTACTGCCTAATTCTTTATAATAAAAATCATTATAGGATATATTTTGTTTTAATGATTTTGCAAGTGTTTTATCACTCATTTGCATTTTTTTTATACAATCATATTTACACTCAAATTCACGAACTAAATTGTTTTGTAAATCGTATTGTCCTATTCCATTTTTATATAATAATGGACTGCCATTAATTTTTTCTTCAAAGTTTTCTCTCAAACTAACATCGCAATCCTCATATAATCTATAATAAACCCCTTTTGTTAAAGTATAATTCTTAACAGGATTATCTAATGCGGAACTTGACTCATAACCATTAAAATGTGCTGCTGTTTTTCTGTCTAAGTATACATTTATTATTTCTGTTTTTTCACTATTTAATTTTGCTACATAACCTAAGCTTTGAACTTTGGTTTGTTTTGTTGGATTAATGTTGTAAATTATATTTGGGTCTAAATTTCTCTCAACTAGAAGCCAACGATAGCCACAATAAACAGTATTTTCTATAATTGCCTTATTTATGCTAGGCCTTTTTATATTATGGTTTTCGTTCATTGCTTCTGTTACACTTTCATATACTTTGATGAGTTGTAAATTATCTGGATTAATTTTTTGTAATCGTGGACCTAATGTGGGTAAAGATTCGCTAAACCCTGTTGTAACCTTTGTATGCGATTTATTTAGTTTTTCTAATATATCTTTATTTGTTTTTTCAAGAGCATCTATTTTGTTTGTCAATTGTTTTACATTTTGCATTAATTCAAGTATTAATACGTTGTCGTTATTTGTATTTTTCATTTCAAGCATTAATTTTAATTGTTCTATTTCAAGTTCTAATTTGCTGTTATTGTTGTCATTAAAATACTTTATATTATTATTTATAATGTTTAATAAAGTTTGATATGAAAGATTTTTTCCAACTAAAAAAAGCTCCATTTCAGTTTCATGTCCTTGAAGGTTGTTTACTTTATTTAGTCTAATGTTTTCATGATTATGGATAAAACTTTCAAAATCTTTGCTTTTGTTGCAACAAAAGCAATCAAGTAATATACACTCTTCATATTTACTTTTATGTTCAATATATCTATTTTTTATACCCTTTCTGCTTTCTCCTATTTTAATTATATATTGACCGTTGTCATATGATTTAACTTTTATAATATAAATAATTGAACCTATTGTTGCGTATTCATTTAATAATATTTTCTCTTTTTCTATAATTTTTTGTTTCTCTAATTTTGTTTCATATTCTCGTTTCTTTTTATCTTCTAATAGTTGCATTTTAGTTTTTTGTTGTTCTAATTGTAATTTAAGTTCATTGCTTTCTTCCAATAAAACTTCTTGTAAAATTTCTTCTAGTTTAATAAAATACTCATGAATTTCATCTGCTTTTTTTGTTCCAGCCTTTATACAAAATAATTTAAATGTTTTTACATTTAACATAATTATTTCTTTATTATGACCTCCTCTATTATCTTTTTTTGCTCCGCCAACTTGCGGAGCAAAAATTTTATAATCTTTGTTAATGCAAAAATTTTTTTCAATAACTCGTTTTGCTGAATCTTTTTGTCCAAAATCCATCCATTTCCATACATCATCTAAATCTATAACAAAATCATTATTATAATCATAATTCAAATAGCAGTAAAAACTAGCTAAAAATATTTGCTGTTCATATTCTGTAAATTTATTTTTTACTTTTTCAATTAATTTAGATTGGTAATTACCCGTAAATTTGGTAATAGGGTTGCTTTCAATAAGATTAACAATATCTACGCTCATATTTTATAATAGTATGTAGCAATAAGTCTTTATATTGTTTTTTGATTTTAAAAATAAAAACCATCATTTCTTTGTTTTGTCAGCTGGCAAAGCAATAATTATATAATGTTTATACATAATAATTTTTGCTCACCCGAAAGGTAGAGCAAAAAAATATAGTTGTAATTTATTAAATTTTGTATTATTTTTATTTTTTTATAATTAATTTACAAAACGCTTTCACCTTCATATTTTTCTTTAATTTTTTCATTTAAAATACATAAGCTGTCTTCTAAATCATAATTCTCAGGTAAAACCATTCTAATGTTTAATCTTTTTCCATCAACTTTTTTATCAAATACTAAATGCGGTTTTTCTCTAACCATAATTATTGAAACATATTTAGGCACAATTAAATCATCTTTAACAGGGTAAATATCCTTTTCTAAATCATCTACAACTTTGTTAGCTTGAATTAATTTTTCTTCTATTGAAACTTTATTTGATTTTGTTCCTATCCAAATCTTATTAAGTTTTGGATGTTTTTCAATTTTGAAAAATTCCCTTTGTCTCGTGCATTCTTTGTTTAACCATTCGTGATAATATACTACATATTTTTTCATCATATTTTGAGTTATTCCTGATGGCAAAGGCTTCGCGTTTATTTTTCTTTCTCTCTTTGTACCAGGTATTATACCTTTGCAGTTACTATGTTGTTCTTCAAAAGTGGCTATTCTTAAATTTTCATAACAATTATTTAATTTATTTCTATCTATGTGGTCTACACTAACGTTTTTTGTTCCTTGTCCGTTTCCATAACAATTCATAATAACCTGATGCATAGACAATTTATTATTTCCAGTAACATAACCATTTACAGATATAAACCAAGTAATTTTAATATTGTGATCGTCTTCATAATCTAAAATTTTTTGATAACTCATAGTACATAATTTACATATGGTATTTTTTTCACAATACATTAATATTATTTCTTTATTATTTACATCTAATACTTTCCAAAAAGGATTTTTATAAGAATAAGCATGTGCACCAATTGTTTTATAGTGCCCATCGTCAAAATCAATAACTTTATAGTTATTTTCAATATGTGTTTTTGTATCTTCAAAATTCATCATTTTCATTTTATAAATTTATTATAAGATGAAATATTTAATTCAATTTTTTTTTACAAAATAAAACGTATAACAATATAAATGTATAACAAGTAACCGTGCGCTTAATTTGAATAAGCACTCGTAATCCCAAAAGTTTCCTATTGGGGAGGACTGTATCTTAGACCAGCTCTGGTTGATTAGACCATCATAGCTGACCCATATCCGTTCAGTCTCTGACGCCCTACCATATCCTATCATAGCGGATTTAGGTAGTAAGCATGCGGGTTGCCCAATCTTTTTCATTTTTACCATACCCAAGTTCATTACTCTTGGCCGGATAAAACTTTCGTATTTATCTTTGGTAGAAAAAGCTATAAGGGGTTTCCCGAACAACAAGATATGTCGCAATAGTCATATTAAAAAATAACTATTACTAGCAGTTGGACTGGGTTGAAATTTGCGACGTCCAAAATGGTTTTCTATAGTAAGTGGTCGCTTTACTATAGCATACTGCTTTTCGGGCCTGGTTAGACGAATTAATATTCGCAGGTTAAGCCCACCCATACCTGACATTATTCTTAGCCATAATGATTACCACTAAGTTTCCCTAATGGATTGGACTGTATCTTAAGCCGGTTCAGATTGGTTAAATCTTCATCACCGACCAACACCCGTTCAGTCTCTGACGCCCTACCATATCCTATCATAGCGGATTTAGGTAGTAAGCATGCGGATTGCCCAATCCTTCTAACTATTACCATACCAGAGTTAAATCTCTGCCACATAACCCTTTCGGAATTATGCTTGGTGTAGAAGGCTCTAAGGGGTTTCCCGAACAACAAGGCATTTTGCAGAATTGAATATAGTCAAAAACAAACAATTCCACTAGCTACTAGCATATATAGTGAGTGCTTAACAATTTTTTTCAAAAACAAGAGCTCACATTGTTTTTGTAGGTAGCTTTTCAACGCACTAAGAATTTTTACGTTATAGTTGGTGGCGTAAACGCGCACCTTGGCTGTCTTGGTTCCTTCAACTGTAGCATTTGAGAGCACAAGTTGGAGTGTCGCGTTATCAATGCGCGAAAAGTTGCAAGTTCCTGAGGGTTGATGTTCTTCTGGGCGAAGGGCGAACGAATAAACGTTAATACCTTCGTCAGGGTTTCTGGTATGGGATTGGAAAGGTTGGACCCAAGAGAAATAAGAACCTTCACGCTCAGAGAAACGATCTTGTCCATTTAATTGGAGCTTAGCAGTGACGACAGGGTTTAAGCCCCAGCAATGCATATCAAGAGAGGTTTCAGAGAGGACGAATGTGCCTGCATCTGAAACACCAGAGTTCTCAAGATGAGGACTAGATGTTCCAGATTGGAGAGAAGCAAGGACAGAGGCAGGGATTCCAGTTGTATTCAATGGAACTTGTAATCCTCCAAGGTTAGCTTCATTGTAAGGATTGGAAGGTCCGTGCCAGTATCCGGTGAAGTTACTAACACCAAGTTGACTGGGAGAGTAGTCCAAAGCGCCGGCGTCTTGGAAAAGACCTTGGGCGTCGATGTAAGCACGAGAGTCTTGGGCGACAGATGCAGGTCCACCGAAAGCATGGATGGCGTTGGGGAGAGCATCAATGGCATCAGTGTAGTTGAATGGTTGAGCACCAAGAACCTTGAAAAGAAGAGCATCACAAGTCAAAGACGAGCAATAGTCAACGTTTTGATCGGGTTGGACGACCCAAATGAGTTCCTTAACAGGGTGGTTGAAGTTGAGCTTGATCTTGTTAGAAGAAGAACCAACAGATTCATCCCCAGTGAATTGAAGTTGAGTAATCAAATATTCGTGAGGATTTTGGGCCATTCTTCTGCGTTCATCAGTATCCAAAAACACATAGTCAACGTACAAAGAAGCAGCGACTAAAGATTGGTTGTATGCGATGGTAGCAGGAACAGGGCGTCCAACAGTGTATTGGGCAGAAGAACTGTTGGTCCATGGTAAGTTTTGGCAGTTAAGAGTTGTAACAGCCCATAAGCATTCATCAATAGGACGAATATCTAAGTTGATTTTAACTTCGTGATACTGTACGTCACGATTTACCCCACCTTTCGGTGTATTTATGTGTAACAAGAGGGAGTAGACTATATCTTAAGCCATCATTGAAATTGATTATATTTCTCAGACCCATTAACGTTTAGTCGTTGAACCTTCTCCTTATCCTTATCATAGCGGACTTAGGAGCTTGGCTGCGGATTATCTATTTCAGGCGTATTATTGCCCTCATATGTGGGATTTTTACCATACCTGAGTTTTATTCTCAGCCACTTTAAACTTTCATTTAAAGTTTGGTACCCTAAAAAATTATTTATTATATTTTTTATTTTAACATCTTTAAGAACTTCCCGCAATTTGAAAATGTTGCTACTTGCTAATTTAATAGCAAGCAACTAGCACCTGAGGGTTATGACAAAAAAAGTCATTATGGACCTCTAACTTATTTTCTCTAAAATTCTCCATAGCAATTTTAGAGTGAGTGCTTTTCTGCCCTACAGTATTCAAGGCAATCAAAGGAAGAGCCAAACCAGGGTTTGTGCAAAACCAGAATTGAAGAGGAATATACAAAGTTGTCTCAGGAAGAGCGTTACGAGGAGCGCAAACTTGACGAGGAGCCAAGGAAGAGCATGGAGATTCAACATCGGAGAAAGAAGGATCAGTGATGAAGGTAAGTTGAGTGGTGTTACCAATCATCTTGAAATAACCTCTTTGTTGTTCAGAGGTCATTGTGAGTTGGTTCCAGATATGCATCCAGTCACCATATTGACGATCAATTCTTTGACCTCCAATTTCAACTTCAACTTGAGCGATGAGTTGTTCGCCGGGGAAATCTAACCAACGAGCATAAACTCCGGTGTTTTGTCCGGTAGTGTAGTTTCCAAGACCCATAAGTTGGTTGATCTCAGGAAGAGTAACTTGTAAATAAGTGCGGTAAGCAAGATCTCCGTTTCTGGAGATAACACATTGAACGCGTCTTCCGAAATCGGCTTGACCGTTGAATGTTTGTTCAATTGATTCAATCGCGAAGTTAGTATATCTGCGATAAGTAACTTTCCAAAAAGTAATTTGAGGATTACCTGTACATTTCCTCTACTTTATTTTTCAATAAAGATTAGACTATATCTTAAAAAGAATTATATTTTAAATTTTGTTAAGCATTATAATTTGGCATTTTTAAAATAAATTCTTCCGAAAACCATTTAGTCGTTGAACCTTCTTCTTTAAATTTGTTTAATTTGTTTAAAACATTATTAACTTGATTTATATCAATATCCTTTTTAGATGAATTATTATTTATTGAAACAGGCACTAAATTACTCCAATTCCAACACGTAAATTTCTCATTTTCATCTGTTAAATTAAATTTGCAAACAGGTATAATATGGTCTATAGACCAAAATGAACCATAATTATCCCAGTTCATTTCCTGTGTAAAATTATATTCAAACCATTCTCTTAAATACTGAATACTACAACCAATATAAGTCATAGTTGAATTATTTTTTACAATAACAGTTCTTAAACGTGCTGCTAATGATTTTTTTAATCTATAATTCATATTAGTATTGCTTTCATTTTTACACCATTCAGTTTTTTGTTCTCTTAAAAATAACGGATAACAAGAAATGCAAATCTTTTTTTTATAAAACTTTTTAAGCTTAGCAAATTCTTTTAACAATTTATCTTCATTACATTTATCACATTTTGCTATAAAAGTTTCCATTTTTTTTTGTCTAAGATTTTTTTTCCTTATTTTATCTTGTTCATTTAAACATTTCTTACAAATTTTTGAATATGAATTTTCATTTTTGGTGTATTTTCTGAATTTATCAATAGTTTTATTAATTTCACATATATCGCATATTTTTTCGCAGGACATAATTTATATACGTTTTATAATATTATATTTATATATTTATTTATTTATTTCAAATTATAAAGAAGCTTGGCTGCTAATTGCCCATTTTAATTAAAAATTATAAATTTTAATGTCATCTTATTCATTTTTACTATACCCAAGTTTTTTGTCTTGGCCACAATTTTTTCACAAAAATTGTTTAGTAGAATAAGCTTTAGGGGTTTCAAGCAATTTGATTTTCTCACCAGGGTTTTTCAAATTAAAATACTTTAATTTCCCTGATTAACATCAGTGGTACTCTTATATTTAAAAAGCATCCACAAAAGGCTTTACAAATATCTTATTTTTTCGATATTTCCTGATGTTTTTCTACCCTACAGGTTTTTAAGGTAAACGTCTTGCGACAGTCCCTAATATTTCTATTAAGGCCAGAGTACACCTTAAGAAACTTCAAGTTTGATTACAACTATCATTAGTTCCCGACTGCCGTCTACTCGTTGAACCTTCTCCTTGAACCTATCATATCGGCTGTAGGAGCTTGGCTGCGGATTGCCCAATCTTTAACGTTTTTACTATCCCGGCGGTCATTATCCGTCGATATTATCTATGTTTCCATAAATAAGTAGTAGTTAAAGCTCTAAGGGGTTTCCCGCAATTTGACAATCTTGCATGTCATATTTCGACATACTAGCAAGTTATATAAATTGAGCATTACTGTTCAAATTCGTATATTTACACTGTTTTTCTATTATGGAGATATACGACCCATAATAGCAGCTCACTGTTGGCGCCCAAGAGTTAAGCGCCATAGGCCACTAGTTGCATTAATCCACCTCCCATTTTATATAGTTGCTAAAGAAAAAAATATTTTGATTTTTAATTTAATTTAATTAATTAAATTAAATTAAAATTTACAAAAATAATAATTTAGCTAAGAAATAATTTTACCCAAATCTAAATTAGTCTTCATAAATTTCAATAAATATGTGTCTTCTAGTACTTCCTTTTGTCCTTCATGTTTTTTCGTAAAAATATATGCATTTTCGTTTTTTTTTACAGTCCAGCCTTGCTCTAAAGAGTTATATAAAAATACCATTTTCTGGAATTTAATTGCATCCAACTTATAATTTGTGTTTTCTAAATCTTTTAGAGAGTTTAAGTTTATTTTTATATCCATTAAATAAATCATAGAAAACTTTAAACATAGTTTTAACCCGTAAAATCAACTATAAATTATATTAATTATTTTGAGATTTAAGTGTTTAAATTTTATCCGTTTTTGAATATATCAATTTCCTTAATTAATAATTAAAAAAAAAACAATAATTAATTATAAAAATATGCCTACATTTAAGCCTAAGTCTAACAAAAAAATACAAGTAAACAAAAAAACTCAAGTAACGTTAGATACAAAACATAAAGAATTTTTAAATGACTTCTCAAGAGATATTAACAATGTGATACCTGATTTAAGAGTAGAAAGGCAAAATTTAAAAGAACAATTAGAAAATACCGACATGCTAACTATAGAACAAAAAATAGATATTGAAGATAAAATAAGTGATATAACCCAAAAAATTAAGGATATAAAAGCAAAAAAAAAGGAATATTTTTTAGATAATTCAAAATATATTTTTGACTATTTTGAAAACAAAAAAAACATATCAGACGGAAATGCATTTAAATGTGAAAGTAAGAAAAATATAATATTAAATAATTTTTTTAAAATTAAAAAAGAAGAAACCAATATAGTAAAACCAGAAAACAATAATAATAACATAGTACAAAAATATTTAAGTAATATTGATGATAGTTTTTTAGATGTAAATACGTATGTTTATCAGACAGATATTTGCAGAATTTGCCATAAGGGTGAATTAATTCCGTTAGAAGACGAAGGTATATTGGTATGTAATAATTGTTCCAGAACAATACCATATTTAATTGAAAATGAAAAACCGTCTTATAAAGAACCGCCAAAAGAAGTATGTTTTTATGCATACAAAAGAATTAATCATTTCAAAGAAATAATAGCACAATTTCAAGGTAAAGAAACTACACAAATACATCCAGATGTTATAGAAAATATCAAATTACAAATAAAAAAAGAGAGAATTGAAGTATCACAAATTACAAACGAAAAAACCAAAGAAATTTTAAAAAAATTAGGCTATAATAAATACTATGAACACATACCATTTATTAAAGATAAACTAGGAATTAAACCGCCAATTATGTCACCTGAATTAGAAGAAACTCTATGTAACCTTTTTATTGAACTTCAAGCGCCATATTCTAAATATTGCCCTGATGACAGAGTTAATTTTTTAAATTATTATTACACAGCTTATAAGTTATGTGAATTATTGGGCGAAGAATTTTATTTACCATTTTTTCCTAAACTTAAAGACCGAGAGAAACGAATTGAACAGGATATCATATGGAGAAAAATATGCGAAGAATTAGATTGGGAATTCATACCAACTATATAAATCATTATTTTTACGGCTTATATGGAAATAATTTGAGCAAATTTGTATTATATATCGTATAATTTGGGTCGAAATTATTTGCACCTACACCGCGTCCGTAACATGTTCCTCCTCTTATTCTTCTATAGCTTTTTCTGCGATTTTTATTGGAAATTCTTTTTTTAGATTTTTTATGTTGCCTCTTTGACTTCATAATATATTATATTTAGATTTAATATATTATATTAATATGTCTCTATTTTATTACCATTTTTATCGAAAATCCAAATATCATATTTTAAACCTAAATCTTTTGCAGCTTTTTGTTTTTCAAAAACATTATTTTTTTCTTGATTGGTCCATGTAGATTTGACTTCTATACATCTGTTTTGCGACTTAATATAAATGTCTACATAATGACGTCGCGTTTTATTATCTTTATCGTTATACCATATTTCAGGTACATTTCTTCTATCTACTTCTATATCTTCTTCACTTATATTTTCTGTAAAAAGTAGTTCATCTAACGCAAAACGCTCGTATCCTTGGCAATCCACAATTTTGCCAGATGGAAATGTATACTGTTTTTTATTATAAGACTTTTTCAACATTGTTTCTGCTACTTCGGCGTTTTGTGAATGATGTGGAACTCCATATCTCTCTATATTTGTTTTTATTATTTTTTCTTTAACTAATTCGTTGCCGAATGATGATTTGCAACCATATATTTTTAAATTTGTTTTTTCTTTTTTTTCTTTTATTTCTTTGTTTTGTTGTGGATTTTCTACACCATATTTTATAATATTTGTTTGTTTTATTTGTTCTCTTATTTCAGGAGATTTTAAATGAGACGTTACTCCATAATGTCTGAAACATGTGTTTTGTTTTTTTATTTTAATTTCTTCTAATTGCGAAATGTGTTGTACACCGTATTTTTTGATAATTGTATTTTTTTGTTTTTCTTTAATCTCAGTATTTTTCATACCATAATCTACACCATATTTTTGCATATTTGTTTTTTTTATTTTAATTTTACCATTTTCTTTGCTGCAATTTTCACAATAACCATTAATTTTTAACAATTGACGAAATGGTTTCCTAAATTGATTACAGCAATTGACAGTTAAACAACATCCTTCTATAACTGTATATCTATTTACAAATTGACTAGAATAGTCTTGCAATAATGATATATTATTTTTATTACAAAAATCAATTAGAACCTCAGAATCATATTGAACAAGGCTTTCTCTTATTTTATTCACAGCAATTGCGCTCATACACGTTTGACAATACGCCCCTGTTTTTACTAGTTGTCTAAAATTTTTATTAAACTCATTACAGCAATCATTTATAGTGCATTTACCTTTAATATAACTATCACGCGTTATATTTTCATCTGTATAATCGGTTGTTAGTTGAATATTGTTATTGTTACAATATTCAATTAAAGTTTGGTTGGAATATTTCATTTTTTATATACATTTAACTCTCGAATAATTTTTAAATTATTTTAATAAAATATATTATGTCACCTAAAATATATTTTATTAAAATGATATAAAACTATGTGACGATATTATAGTTTAAAACCCCCCGGGAAAATGGACAAGATTCGCTCCAATTCCAAATCCTGCGCCTGTGCGAGCATTAACACCCATAGATGGGATATAGGTATCAAGGATGCTAAATGTGGCTGCAGCAGTTAAGGCAATCAAAATAATTTCTTCAACGTTCAAAGAGCGTTTAGGAATAGCGTATGCGGCAATGGCAACCATTAAACCTTCAACAAGATACTTAATAATTCTCTTAACGAGTTCAGCAACGTTAATTAAACCGTTCATTATATTAAATAATAAGAAAAAAATATATATATGCGATAAAAAACTTAAAATTAAATCATTTAATTAAATAATATGGAACATTCTAAAGATAAACATTCCAAAAAATCCGGTTTTGAGAGAAAACAAATTAACGGAAAAAAAAATCCTAAATATGTTGATTTATTGGAAGAAGATAAACCAATAGCAGGACAAAAGTTTGTTTGTGTATCTTTTGTTTCACCTGAAAATATCATTAAACAAAAACAAGCGTTTTTATTTGAAGAATTCCTAAAGAAATGGGATTTGAATAAATCGATGGAAAAATTTATACAGTTTTTAAATTTTGTTTCATACAAATATAACATTTCTTTCGACGATATTACAAACGATTTTAAAGACTTTGTTAAAGAAGAAAAAGAGAATATATCCAACACGACAGTTGAAGACGACTATAAAACATTTTTAGACAATAACGAAGCTGACTTGGAGAAAAATTTTAATCGAATACATAACTTTCAGACGTCTACAAGAGGATTAAAAATTCGCGGTTCTTATCCGACAATGGAAGAAGCAGAATTAAGATGTAAAATGTTGCGTGAAATCGATCCCAATCACGATATTATGGTTGGACCTGTAGGTGTTTGGATGCCATGGGAACCTGAAGCTTATAAGACAGGTCGTGTTGAATATATGGAAGAAGAATTAAATCAACTAATGCATGAAAAAGGTAAAAATGAAGTCAATGCTAAAACAGCATTCGAACAACGTATTAAAGAAACAAAACAAAAAGCTATTGATGAAAATGTCAAAAAGGCCGAAAAATATGGAACAACACTATCTCAAACGATAGATGAAGAAGGTAATTTAGTTGGTGTAAATAATGTAAATACACAAGAATTCGCATTAAAAGAACAAGAAAATATTTCTACGGCTGATATATGTATGGAGTTATTCGAAGGTGACAATGTTGTTACAGGAAAAACAGATTATGGACAAAGTCAACTCATTAGTGGACCTTTTGCACCAAAAAAAGATAAATAAAAAAACAAAAACTAATTTAAAGATAATAATAATAATATAATAAATAATATGAAAATTTGTTATATTATATCAACTTGTGATAAATATCTCGATACTAGACTCAAATATCAGTTGGAGGTTATGTTTAAAAACTTCAACAAAGACGATATTTATTATTTAACTTCTAAACCTGATGTAAATAATAGACAATTTGGTTGGCTTTGTCCTGATGACGCTCAGAACATAACTTGGAAGTATATACATTTTATTTATAACATGGATATTTCTAATTACGACTGGTATATATTTATAGATGATGATACGTTTGTATTTCACAACAGGTTAGAACAAATGTTGATGCAGTATAATCCTACCGAAAACTATTATATCGGCAAAGAACACGACCATATTAAAAACGAATTTTGCTTATATATGTCAGGAGGAGCTGGATATGCAATATCAAAATCTTTATATTCACTTATTAAAAATTACTTAAAAAAAATCGGCATAAATGAAGCATATTACCCATTAATTCATTTAAAAGAACAATTTTGCGACGATTTGTGTATTGGAATATGGATACAAGAAATTGCAAAAGAAAACATAATAAAGCAAATTAATAATGATTTATTCCACATCGATTTGAAAGCTGATGTAAATACTGCAATAACAATTCATAAAGTTATTAGTAAAGAACAGTACGAATATTACTATTCCATTTTAGAAAAAGAACCAACTGAAACAAAAAAACTAAAACTAGATAGCAAAAAAGACACAGTTTTTGTATTTGTTACTGACAATAATTATTTTAATAAGGCAAAAAAAACAATTATCGATTTGCGGTCAAAAGGTTGTTGGTATAGTGATATAGTTGTTATCACGGTTGATTTCCAGCTAAACAAAAATTTTAAAGATTTTTATAATATTATAGAAGTTCAATTTAATAATATAGATAAAACAAATTTGCTGTCTAAAATCGGACCAAATGGATTTATAGATACAACTGATAAAAGAGAAATCAATAAGTTAGTCCAATGGGAAAAAATACATGTATTTGACAATTATTTCCAAAAATGGCAACGCGTTATATATTTAGATGCTGGATTACGTGTGCTAGATGATGTTAAATATTTATTGGAACTCGATTATAAAGGAAAGATATTAGCACCTATAGATGGTAAAATAGATGAAGCTAATATATTTAAATGTCAGCTAAGCAATGATAAATCCGAACTTATTGACGATTTAATATCAGAATATGGCGACTATATTTTAAATTCAAACTATATGTTAAATTGCATCTGGATTTATGATACGGATATTTTAGATTTATGTAATAAAAAACAGTTAATAGAAGCTATGAATAAATACACCTTTTGCAAAACAAATGAAATGGGAATAATGAATATAATGTTTCATTTTAAATATAAGTTATGGGAACCATTTCCTGTAAAATCGACGAATAACAAGATTTTATTTGATTGGTGTGAATTAAATCAGAAATATCCAACTACTTGGAGAGACTATTGTTATATTAAATACCCAGTGAGTATTAAATTTGAAGATACGTGAGCATAATTTTAAATAAAATTGAATAAAATATTTATAATTATTATAATAATATTTTAAAAATATTATTAATAAAATGATAGAATATGCTTTAGAATGTGATGATGGATTAACCCGTAAGGTTGAATTTACTAATGTTATTTTAAATGAAGAATTAAAAAACATTGCATATAAAGAAATTATTACAGCACAAGACGAAAGTAGCCCTTTCTTTTTATCAAAATTAAGAAGATATAATATGTATCATGAAGCATTAGAAAAACATTTTATAACAAATTATGGAAAAAAACCAACACAAACAGATAATTTAGCTTTTATTTTACTTCTCACATATCCAAAAAAAATGATAGAAAAATTTAAAAATTTTACAAATTTAAAACTAGCATTTAATAATATAACAAAAGAAAGCGATTTTGAATCTAATGGATTTCACTATAACAACTATAAAAATTCAACTTGCATATGCAATGAATACATACAATGGGTTCGTATTTTCAGAAATAAATATTCTGGAATAAGTATTCAGGTAGGAAGCATATGTAATAAAAGATATGGTCTAATAAGTCCTGACGACGCAAACTTTAAATCGGATAGTAAATTAATAAAAGAATACAAAGAAAGACAAAAAGAGATAGAAAATAAATTGCCTATAGGATTTTATGAAGAACAACGTAAGACTGCAAAAGAAAAAAAAATAAAAGAAAAAATGGAAAAAGAATTTAATAAAAAAATAAGAAAACAAGAAAAACTCATTAAAAAAGAAAAAATTCAACAACAAGAAGAATATAAATTAATGTTTAAAGAGGATAATTATGCAAAAAAAATAAAAATAGAAAATTTTTATAAAAAATGCATGCTGTGTAAAAGAGAAGGATTGTATAATAAAATTTGTAAATTAACTATATGCAATAAATGTGTAAATAATAAAGATAAAAATTATATTAATATAATAAATGAAGAAATATTAAAGAATAAGAGAGAATACAAAGAGGATGAATGTATAAATTGTGAAATTAAATTTACTTATAGATATAGAGGCATTGTAAAAGGTTTTTGTAAAAGTTGTGAAAAAAAATATATAATATTAAAATGTAAATTATGCCCTAATGAGTTTATGGACTTTATTAATTCAACCGATATATTGTGCAATATTTGTGATACAAAATCAAAAGATTGTATAGATTGTGAAAATAAATTTATATCAGAAAACGTAAATTTATTAAGATGTAACTTATGTCAATATAGATTTATACATAAAATAAAAGTAAAATTTTGTCAGGAATGCGACGATGAATTTGAAATTAAAGAAAATGAAAATTGGAAAACATATTGTAGTAAATGTTTTAAAGATAGTTTGTGTTCTGTTAAATGTCTTATTTGTAGTTTTACATTTAAAAAATTACCTTGTCAAGAATGGAAAAAAACTTGTACGGATTGTTATTATAAATTAAAAAAATAATTATTAATTAACATAATAATTATAAAATATTTAAAATAAATAGAAACACTTATTTACCACTTATTTGATTTTTTTACATTTATTTTTGGCCCAGCACCGCGTTTCTTAACGGCATTTGGGTCATATTTTTCTTCTTCATCTTCGTCATTTATGCTTTTAGACAATTCCCAGAATTCTTTAGAGCCTAATCTGAAGTCATTATGGTTATCAGCTTTATACCAGAATACTTGGTCGTGTAATTTGTTAGACTTTGAATTATTATTAATAACAAGACACTCATAATTTTCAGTACATTGGTCCATAACTTGACAAAAACTTTCAAATGTCGGAAACATGCCTGCATAATTTTCATAAATACGCTTTCTATTAGCTATATAATTTTCTCTCAAAATAAAGACATAATCTATATTTGTTCTAAGTGTGGGGGGAATGCCTAACGGATATTGCATAGTAATGATTAACATCACCTTCCAGTGTCTTCCGTTCATAAAAAGCAACCTCATCATTTTATCACGAGACCATGTATTATCATAAAGACAGTCATCAAGAATAACAAATGCACGAGGGTCAATATTACTGCGTTTATATGTTTCCATCTCTTTTTTTATTTGTTTTAAAACGGTTCGCTGTCTTTTTAAAACATTTTCTATAATAGCCGTATTATATTCATTATGAACGAATAATTTCGGCACCATCTTAGCGTAAAATCCGTTCCCTTCTTCTGTTCCCGAAATAACAGTTCCAATAGGTATATCCTGTTGATAAAATAGTAAATCTCTTACGAGAAAAGACTTACCTGTGTCACGCTTACCGATTAAAACAACAACAGGACCTTTATTTTCATTCGGTTTGAAACTAATATTTTTCATATCAAACTTTTTAAGTTCTAAAGTCATTATTATTATTTTAGAAATTAAAAAAATACCAATTTTACGCAAAAACGTTATATATATAATTCATATAATAAGTTAAAAACACATATAATTTATATATT